CCTTTGTGGAAGCAATACTGGCAGATATAGATGCATACGCTAAAACTAAGAAAGCAGTTAAGGTTGCTAGAGTTAAGAAAGCACCTAACAAGCAGAAACTTGTTAGCAAGGTTAAGTATGCTAAGGACAATACGCAGTACAAAGTTGCAAGTATCGACCCTGTAAGTATTATTGGAGCAACAGAGCTTTATGTGTTTAATGTTAAAACTCGTAAACTAGGTAGGTATGTTGCTGATAGCCATATGGCTACATTAAGTATAAAAGGCACTACTGTTATAGGTTTCGACACGCAAGTAAGCACACAAAAGACTTTGCGTAAACCTGAAAGGCAGATACCAGAGTTTACAGGCAGTAGTAAAGCCGCCAAACGTAAGTTCTTAAACGGCATCAAGAGTGTAGAAATTGCGTTAAATGGAAGACTAAACTCAGACACAATTCTGTTACATGTACAATAAATACATGTAACAGGATTAAAAAATGGCCACACTTATTGAAAAGCGACAAGAAATAGAGGAATACATTAACCTACGTCTAGGCGGCCAAATGGTTGATGTAGAACTTGATAAAGAGCACTATGACCTTGCTATTAATAGGTCATTAACACGATATAGACAGAGAGCAGAAAACTCTCAAGAAGAAAGTTATGCTTTTTTAAGTCTTAACAAAGAGCAACAAGAGTACACATTGCCTAGTGAAATACAAGAAGTACGTCAAGTGTTTAGACGTGGTATTGGTAGTGTAACAGGTACTACTGCTAGTCAGTTTGAGCCTTTTGCTAGTGGTTACTTAAACACCTATATGCTAGTTGCTGGTAGAGTTGGCGGTTTGTTAAACTATGAGTTGTTTACACAATACCAAGAATTAGCAATGAAAATGTTTGGTGGCTTTATAAACTTTACATTTGACAGAAGCACAAAGAAACTTACAATTGTGCGTAAGATCCCACAAGACGGTGAGGATGTATTACTTTGGTGCTATAACTTTAAACCAGACGTTACTATTCTTAACGACCATATGATTTTTCCTTGGATACAGGATTACTCACTATCACTGGCAAAACACATGTTAGGTGAAGCAAGAGAAAAGTTTGCACAAATTGCAGGTCCACAAGGTGGTACAAGTTTAAACGGAGCAAGCCTTAAAGGTGAAGCAAACGCAGAAATGCAAACATTAGAACTTGAACTGCAAAACAATATGACTGGAACTCAGCCAATGTGGTGGGTTACGGGCTAGACTTCAATGCAACTTTAGTTTATAATAACTAGATGCAAAAACAAATTATAGGTATCGTAGGACTTATCGGTTCAGGTAAAGACACGATTGCAGACTACTTGGTAAATTTTCATGGTTACAGACGTGACAGTTTTGCTAACACACTTAAGGATGCTGTTAGTACAATATTTGGTTGGGATAGAGATCTTGTGGAAGGACGCACAACAACTGCTCGCCAATGGCGTGAGCAAGTTGACGAATGGTGGGCACAAAGACTAAACATACCTAACCTTACTCCTAGGTATGTATTACAGCAATGGGGCACTGAAGTTGTCCGCAAAGGGTTCCACGACGATACTTGGATTGCTAGTTTAGAGAATAAACTTCGCAATAGTAAAGATGACTCTGTAATTACTGACTGTAGATTCCCTAACGAAGTTAAAATGATTAAAGGCCTAGGAGGCAAGGTTCTTCGTGTTAAGCGTGGAGAGGATCCTGTGTGGTACGACACAGCAATAACTGCCAATAACGGTGACAAACAGGCATTAGATCTCATGCACAATAACTACAAGGTGCATATTAGCGAATGGGCTTGGGCCGGTACAGACTTTGATTACACTGTGTTAAACAACGGTAGTATCGATGAGTTGTACGAAGTAACTAGAAGTCTGGTACAACCCCACTAGGTCGCCAACCTAGTTTCATCATACTGATCTCAGCACCGCAATTTAAGCATACACTAATTAAATTACTTTTATTATTGTTGCCTAAGTCACCGTCTACATGCCAAACCATAATCTGTGCTTTGGTCTTTGACTGAAATCCGCATTTCTCACAACTTTTCTTTTTCTTATATCCTGCCTGATGCCATGCAGGTATTTTTTCAGGATCTTTTCTGTCACGTCTTATACATGTATCACATCTAGAACGATAGTAAATTTTACCCTGTTTTTTGTAGTTTACTGCTACTTGATTCTTGCTACAGGCTGGGCATATTCTACGTTGCATACTCTTATTTAATAGATACCTTTAAAAGGGCAACTAACAAGGACCATTTTAAGCATATTCTATAAATACTACTAATTAACATATTGAGGAATACTACGATGGCATTAATTTCACCTGGAGTAGAAGTAACAGTTACTGACGAGAGTAACTATGCGCCTAATCAATTGGGATCTATCCCTTTAATTGTATTAGCGACAGCACAGGACAAATTGAATCCTTCTGGCACAACAGCCACAGCAACTACAGCCGCAAATGCAGGCAAGTTAGTAGCCGCAACTAGCCAGAGAGAACTTACAAGCCTATTTGGTACCCCAACATTCTATAAGACAAGTTCAGGAACTCCTATTCATGGTTATGATATTAATGAGTATGGACTGATGACAGCGTATAGTTTACTTGGTGTATCTAATAGAGTTTATATGATTAGAGCAAATGTAAACACAGCCGAATTAGTTGGCACTACAGTACGTCCTACTGGAAGCCCTGCTAATGGAACTTATTGGTTAGATTTATCAGACACTCTTTGGGGCATCTTTGAATGGAACAGTGCTACACAAGCATTCACTAACAAAGTGCCTACTACTATAACAAGTACATCAGACTTAACAGGTGGTGTACCTAAAACAAGTATTGGTAATATTGGTGACTACGTAGTAGTTACAACTAATACTAATAACCCAGTTTACTACAAGAAGTATGACAACAGTTGGGTACTAGTAGGAAGCACAAGCTGGCAGAATTCGCACGGAACTGTTATAGCAACAACTTCTAACCCAACACTAACAAGCTCTGAAGCCATTATTATTAATGGTTCTACAGTAACATTAACAGGAACAACAGTTGCAAGTTTAGTATCAGACATTAATACTGCAAGTATTACAGGTATTACAGCATACAATGCAAGTGGACTGTTAACTATATTCGCAGACAGTACAGCAACATCTGACGGCAGTACAGCAGATGGAGCAATTGTTATAAGCAATAGTTCAGGAACTCCATTAGCTGACTTGGGCATTACAGCCGGTACTTACTATAGACCTGCATTAGCGCAAGCGGCTCATACAAGTGTGCCTACTTGGAAAACAAACGATTCAGCTCCTAGACCAACAGGAAGTGTCTGGATCAAAACTACTACTGCAAACGTTGGCGCAAGTTTTGATGTTAGTTTATATTCTAGCACAACTGACGCATTTTCAGCAGTAAGTGCACCTGTGTACGAGAATGACCAGTCAGCAAATAAAACTTTAGATGCTACTGGTGGTGGTAAAAATATTGGAGCAGGTAGTGTTTATGTGCAGTATGATGTTTTAGAAGACGATTCCGCAACATACAAGTTATATAAGCGTACAGCAACAGGTAACACAACAGTTACAGGAAGCGTTGCAAATCCTGTATTAACTGGTGGTAACACATTTACTATTCAGCAGAGTGTCCCTAACAGTGAAACACTAAGCACTGCTCAGACAGTCACATTAAGTGGCACTGATGCAGCCGGACTAGTTAGTGATCTTTTAGCATTAGGTCTATCACAGATTACTGCTAGTGTTAACAGCGCAGGTAAAATTGTTATTGAACACACAGGCGGTGGTGTTATTGTGTTAAAGAACACATCAGGTACCCCTCTTACAACTGCTGGCATCACTACATCATTAAGCAATGTGAGAGCAGGTAACGATTCAGATTTAATAGTAAGTAACTGGATACCTTTAACTTATACAGCAAGTCTAACAACACCAAATGCAGATCCTGTTACAGGCACACTTTGGTACTACAATGCAGTAGATGATGTAGACGTTATGATACATGATGGTACTGACTGGAAAGGTTATCAGACACTAGCCGCTGATGCAAGAGGCTATGACTTAACTGCTACTGATCCAGAAGGTGTTATTGTTTCCGCTAGTGAGCCTACAACACAGAGCGATAGTACAGCTCTTGTTAGTGGTGATCTCTGGATTAACACAAGTGATTTAGAGAACTATCCAGCACTTTACAGATACGATGCTGGTGATGCAGAATGGACTTTGATAGACAACACTGACCAAACATCTGAAAACGGCATTTTATTTGCTGATGCAAGATGGGATACAGATGGGACAACAAATCCTATTACCGGTGATATACCGTTAATAACAGATTTACTAACATCTAACTATACAGACTTAGATGTACCAAGTTCTGCACTTTATCCAAGAGGTACATTGCTGTTTAACACACGTAGAAGTGGTTATAATGTTAAAGAGTTTAAGAACGATTACTTTAATGCAGATGATTTCTCAGGTAGTTTGCCAACAATTAAAGATGCATGGGTAAACAAGGCAGGCAATAAGTCAGACGGTTCACCTTACATGGGTAGAAAAGCAGTTAGACAAGTTGTTGTAGCCGCTATGAAGTCAGCATTAGATAGCAATACAGAAATTAGAGAAGAGCAAAATGTATATAATATTATAGCCGCTCCTGGTTATGAGGAGTTGACTGCTAACATGGTAAGTCTAAACAATGATAGACGCAACACTGCATTTATAGTTGCAGACACCCCGTTTAGATTAGCACCTAGTGCTACTGAAATTAGTAACTATAATAACAATACTGGTGCATGGTTAGGAATAGGCGCAACTACAACTGATCCGTATGTTGGTTTATATTATCCATCAGCACAGAGTACTGACTTAACTGGAAGTACAATTGTTGTTCCTCCTAGTCACATGGCATTACGCACAATAGTTAGAAGTGACGATGTTAGTTTCCCTTGGTTTGCACCAGCAGGTACAAAGCGTGGTTTAGTTGATAACGCTACACAGTTAGGATACGTTAATGCTTCAACTGGTGAATTTACACTTGCAGGATTAACTGAAGGTGTAAGAGATAGTCTTTATGAAAACAAGATTAACCCTATTACATTCCTTCCAGGTATTGGTTTAACAGTATATGGTCAAAAGACACGTGATCCAAATGCACCAAGTTCACTTGACAGGATTAATGTTGCAAGACTTGTTGTGTATATGAGAACTAACTTAGACACATTAGCAAAACCATTTGTGTTTGAGCCTAATGACAAGTTGACCAGAGACGAGATTAAACAGATCGTCGAGCAGTTATGTAATGACCTAGTTGCAAAGCGAGCCCTAAATGACTATGTTGTTGTATGTGATGAAACAAACAACACACCAGTTAGGATTGATAGAAACGAACTATATGTAGACGTTGCTATTGAACCAGTTAAGGCAGCTGAATTTATCTTTGTTCCAATTAGATTAAAGAACACAGGTGAAATTGCAGGAACTAGTGTATAATAAAGTACGTATATTATGGGAGCCACTAGGCTCCCATTTATGCAAGTAGTATACTATAAATACTACTAACAAGGAGACAAGAAATGGCAGTATCAAGTTTAAACAAATTTACGGTACCTTTAGCTAGTGACCAGTCAGCAAGTACACAAGGCTTGTTGATGCCAAAGTTAAAGTATCGCTTTCGAGTGAGCTTTGAAAACTTTGGTATTACAACTCCACGTAGTGAATTAACAAAGCAAGTTATAGATTTTATGCGTCCTTCAGTTTCACAAAGCAGAATGGAAATTCCAATTTATAACTCTAGAGTTTACTTAGCAGGCAAGCCCGAATGGGAGGCAACTACTGTAAACTTACGTGATGATGCCCAAGGTAATGTTTCCAAACTGGTTGGCGAACAGATGCAAAAGCAATATGACTTTATGGAACAGTCTAGTGCGGCATCAGGTATCGACTACAAGTTTATTACAAGATGTGAAATATTAGACGGTGGTAACGGTGCATTTGCTCCAACTACATTAGAGACATGGGAACTATATGGTTGTTTCTTAACCCAAGTTAGTTATGGTGATGTAGCATACGGCAGTGATGAGCCAGTTACAGTACAAATGTCAATTAGTTTTGACAATGCAGTACAAACACCACTTGGAACTGGTCTTGGTACTACAGTTGGTAGAACAGTGGGTCAGACAATTACAGGTTAATCGTAGTAACACAGTAGTATAAACTAAGCAGGGTATATAAAAACCCTGCTTTTTTTATGGATAAATAATAGTATGGCAAATTTATTATCGGGTGTGTTTCTGAAAGGCTTAGGTGCCGCCAGTTCTGCTATAAAAGCAGGTACTGGTTTAGACGTCACTGACAGTCTTGGCAAGCAATTTAAGAATCTAGCAGATACTGCTACAACAGCAGATTATATTAAAGACTTTAAACATGCACAGCGTATGTTTTTGGACAACAATTATGCTCTTGCTCCAAAACATGGTTCGTTATTTCATGTAAACATAGAACTTAATCCTCAGTTTAATCCGTTAGACAAAGAGCAAAATATTGAGTTAGGTATGTTAGCAAAAAATGTTACATTACCTGGGTTTAATTACGACACAGAACAGTTGCATGCATATAATAGGAAAGTTAACATACAAACAAAAGTTAACTACGAACCAATTACAATAGAGTTTCACGATGATACAATAAACGTAGTAAAACAATTTCACGAACTCTACCTCAAACACTATTACAGAGATGCAGATCACGAAAACCCTGTATATGATCCTAACTTAAGTACATACGGAAATAGAACAACGGACCAATGGGGATACAGTCAAAAAGAAGATGTTCAAGGCAACTTTATTGCTAGAATTAACGTGTATAGTCTAAGCCAAAAGACATTTACTCATTATGTTGTTGAGAATCCTATAATAACAAGTTTCCAACACGGAAGGCACGAATATTCAGGTGATGCATTTATGTCTAGCACAATGTCTGTAATGCCAGAGCAAATAAGATACCTTGGAGAAGGTGTAGTAACAAGCGATCAAGTAAGAGGATTTGGCATAATACATTATGACAACGAACCTAGTCCACTTCAGACACTGGGAGGAAGAGACACAATTGTAGGCAGAGGTGGTGTCTTTAATACTATTGGCGGTATTGGCGACAAGATTGCAGATGGTAATTTTTTAAGTGCCGCCCTAGATGCATACAGAGCTAGAGACACCTTTAAAAATGCAGACCTTAAGAAGACAGCTCTAAGAGATATCACAGGGCTTGCTACAGATGTATTACGTGGCAATAATACGCAGGGTAAGTATTTCTTCCCTTCAATATCTAACCTAGTCGATAAATTTGGCTCCAGTGAAAGCAAGTCCACACCAGACAGTTCATCTAACAGTGGCGTATCAGGTGGTAGTCCAGCGGGTCAGAACGTAGGCTCAAGTAACATTACTATATAAGGATTTAAAATGGCGATCCCATCTAATCTACCTAACCTCAAAGCAGAATCCACACCCAACTATTTTAAAAATTATTTTGTAAAACAAGGGTTTGTAAGTGACAATCAATATGAGGCTTTAATTGGGTTGCTGATGAAAAGAACAGCAAACAAACAGTCTGCAGAATATCTTGCAGGCGCAATTATACAAGGAATAGCTCAACAGGACACTTCGTTTAACGATATGTTTGATTATATCAAGGCGGCAAACAACACAGAGTTAGACGCCTTTCTAGCCTTTTTCCTAAATAATACTCGTGTAGGCACAAGTTACCTCGGTGTAAACAATCCAGGAAATCAGAATCCATATATTCTTCGTACTATTTTAGTATGAGCAAGTACGCACAAGGCAAATTTAAACCTAAAAATCCTGCCAAGTACATAGGTAGACAACTACCAACATACCGTAGTAGTTGGGAGCAACGATTTATGATGTTCTGCGACACTAATCCTAGTGTGCTAAGTTGGGCAAGTGAGCCTGTCAAGATACCGTACTTTAATCCTGTAAAAAACAAGCAAACAATATATGTACCTGATTTTCTAATAGAATACTTAGACAAAAATAAACATAATCACAAAGAATTAATTGAAATTAAGCCACGCAATCAAACACTACTAGAAAAGACTCGCAGTCAACGCAATAAAGTAGCATGGGTAATTAACCAAGCAAAATGGGAAGCCGCAGAGTCTTGGTGCAAACAGTATGGGATACTGTTTCGTATACTAGGCGAAAACGAATTGTTCCACACTGGACGCAGTAAATAGTAGTATGACTAAGAAATTAGAAGAGATTTTTAATATAGAAAATGACGACTCCGTAACTGAAGTCGAGGCTAAAGAGTCTATTCCTGTTAAAAAGACATTTATACAAGACGTAGACAGTGCAATAGATAAGATAGATACAGCTCTACCTAGAGTTAGAGATCTAGACGATACTAGTGATAAAGAATTAGATGACCTTGCAGATTTAGCAACTGATAAATTTAACGATTTGATGGATCTTGGTATGAATGTTGACAGTCGATTTAGTGGCAACATATTCCAAACAGCAAGTCAATTACTAGGTCATGCTATTACTGCTAAACAAGCCAAATTAGATCGTAAATTAAGGACAGTAGACTTACAAATTAAGAAGTTGCGATTAGACAAGCAAAGCCAGAAAGAAGGCACTGATGATTCTGAAATAGAAGGCAAAGGAGTAGTGCTGGACAGGAATGCATTACTACA